GAAGGTCTTCAATGATCGTGACCCCGTGAGGAGCGGAAGCGTACACCGAGTCCACGAACTTCTCGAACAGGTACGGCTTCGTCTTCTGCTCCACGATGATACGCACGAACTTGCCGCGAGTGCGCTCTTCCTCTACCGACAGAGGAACAGTCTCGCTGGCATCGGTGTCATCGTAGCGGATCTGCGTGAAGATCGTATGCGGATTCTTCACGAACTCCAACTCACGGGTTTCAGTATCAAGAATATGGAATCCCTTCTTGTCACCGTAGTCGTTCATGGTGATTTGGTACGGACATCCCAAGTAGTGGATGTTCTCACGGGAGTGGCGGGTATGAAAATGTCCCGTGTACACAGCCTTGAACCGCTTGAACGGTTCTGCGCTCATGCCCCCATCAAAAGGAGTGCCGCGCAGCACCTGATATCCGTTCAATTCAAGGTGACCACACAGGATTTCGGCAGGGGTTTCTGCGATGAACTTCAGAGATTCGGCTTCGTTCTCCTTGTTGATCCACGGCAGCAGCGCAATCGGTGTACCGTCAAACTCAACTGTGGTTGGCTTGTCATACACCACGAACTTGTCAGAGAACAGTTCCTGAAGCGAGTTCACCTCGCTCTTGTTCTTGAAGAAGATGTCGTGGTTTCCGAGAATGCAGTGCATGACCGCACCGCTCTCTTCAAGCCGCTTCACAAAACCATTACGGACAGCATTCAGCGTGAGGAAATTCACGAACTTGCGGCGATCAAGAAAGTCGCCCATATGAATAATGGTGGTGATGCCTTCCGCTTGGATACGAGGAAAGAACACGCGGTCAAAGAACCGCATGAAGTGTTCCATGAACACAGGGGAATCATTACGCGCACCAAAGTGCGTGTCCGTCACGATGGCAATCTTCACTTCTTCTTGCCTTTCTTTGAAACCTTTGCCTTCGGCTTTGAAGGCTTCTTTGGCTTCGTGGTCTTCTTCGGCTTTTCTAGTGGCTCGTCCACAACGATTTCAGCCTCACCCGTCTTCTTCTCAAACGAGTTGATGTCGTTTTCGGTAAGGAATGTCGGCAGAGTCTCAAAGTTGTCCCCAACCTTCAGGTAGTTCTCACGGAACCACTTCTTCATCTGCGAGTCTACATCGCTCATCTCAATCTTCTTGAGTTTGATGTACGCCTGCTTCTTCTCCTTCTGAATGCGGCGAAGGAAAGCATAGTAGATGATCTGCGTGAAGTACGAGAACGGGTTCTTGGACTTGGATGGATCAAAATTGTATGCATACAGCAAGCAGTTCTCTATGCCGTCCGAGATCATCTCGTCACGATACGGATAGTTGATAAAGTTCGGCTTGCGGGACAGGTTCTCCGCAATCTTCATAAAGCACTCACCAATGTAGTGAGTAACAGGCGGGTGCGAAGTTCCCGCCTTGTCTGCTGCATTCACAAGAGTTTTCCACTCGCGCATCTCTTCAAAAAACTGCTGATTGTCTATGTAATGTTCACTTTTCTTTTTTGCCATCGTATGCCTTTCACTGACTATTATCCATCATGTAGTGTTTTTGTCAACCTTCATCTTCATTTTTTGGAGGCTCTTGCTCTGGCAAGTAGTCCTTCAGGTACGGCGACCAGTCATCGTGACTGTTACCGTAGTTGGGTTTTTGCTTCAGATCATCAGTGGGTTCTTTCCACTCGTCCTTGGAAATCTTTTCACGCTTGTTCCGCTTTTTCTTCGGCTTTTGAGGAACTTCGTCCTCCTCTTGATTCATCATGTCTTCCATGAACTCGGTTGAGATAAAGTCTTGAACCGAGTCCTTTAGATAATCAATAAATCCACTCTCCACCCAACTGCTCAAGATGTCGCTTGGAATACTGACTGAAAAAAGTATTCCATCGCCTCTGGGAGGCATCGGTGGAAGTTTAGGCATCTGAAACGGAAATAGAGGAGGCATTCCCATCGGCAGTCCATTCTCGCTGCTTCCGGTTGCACCACTATCTTCTTGTGCCAACTGCTTGATCATCTCTTCTAATTTCATGTCTACATCATCTGAAAGCCGTTGCATCTCTTCTTCGGTCATTTCAAGTGGAAGTTCGGGAGGCACAACCGCTGCTGGCTTTCCTGAGTTTGTGTCATCGTGTTCTGTCTGCCGCGTGTATAGTGTAATCATGTCCGCATCAGGGGGCAACTCAACCACAATAAAGTCTAGTGGAATGTCTGCCTCTATTTCCGCAGAACTGCCTAGCCAATCAGAGAAAAAAATCACATGACGCTTGACTCCACTATACGGATCAGTCTGTATGTTGTTCATTATCCGCATGGGACGAACGAGTTTAATCTTGCCCCTGCTCTTGCCAGAAACCTTGGCGATGATCTCTTCTCCACTGCGTAGTTTGAAGACTCTGAGTTCGGATTTCTTTGCTCTTCTCATGTGTCTTCTCCCAACTGTATCTTGACTAGTTTGTGTTCAAATCCCTCTGCCTCGTACAGTTTCATACGCTCATTCATGTGCCGAAGGGTGTGATTTTTCCAAGTTTTCCAGGAAAGATCATCACCTAAATCGTAAAGTCGCGCAACCGTCTTGTCTTGCGACACCCGCAACTGCCTTCCGATGCTCTGTAGAACACGAATGCGTGACTTGGATGGCGATGCAAATATGATATTGTGGAGGCGACGGATAGAGATTCCCGTACTGAATGTACCGTATGAAGCAATAATGACGGCATCGGATTCACTCTCCACAATCTTGCGAATCTCCTCTCTGTCAGCAGCCTCTGTGCCACCATGCACAAAGAATACCTTGCGTTCGGGAGGAACGCAAGCCCTCACTAGACTATTTAGTACTTTTCCGTGGTCTTCAACGAATTGAAATAGTATGAGAGAGTTGCCCTTCAAGCGACTGCACATATCGGCAATAAACTTGTTCCGCCTCTGCGAACCAATGATCCACCGTATTTCGTCCTGATACTTGGCGCGTTTCACTGCCTGCCTGTCAAGATCGGGATACGACAGCAGAAGACAGTCAATCTTCAGATCACTGAGAATGCGCTTCTCCATCAATTCCTTTGTCTTGGTGACCTCGTAAGCGCGTCCAAACAGTCCCTCTAGAACAAGCCTGTGGGTGTTTGTTCCGTCCAGTGTTCCTGTGGTGCCTACACGATACGGACAGTCCTTGAGTTTGGACATGATAGCAGTAAGGGACTTGGACTTAAACAAGTGGGCTTCGTCACCAATCACCGCAGAGAACTGCTGAAAGTACTTCTCTGGCTGCTTGAACAGGGACTGCCATGTGGAAACCACCACCCGTTTGTCGGTGGTTTTGCTTTCTCCCGCCATGATCTTGTGGCAATTCGTGTCTACGCTCCACCCGTTCACGGACGAGTAGTCTGCGAAATCCGAAACCATCTGCTCCACAAGAGAAACGGTAGGTACTACGATCAGCACCTTTTTGCTCTTGGGGATTTTGTCCAGATAGTACCGTATCAGTGCATAGATGATGAGACTTTTTCCGCTACCTGTTGGCGACAGCAGCAAGCACCGTTCTTGCGTGAGTGCGTGATGCACGGCATTCACTTGGTGTTCGTGTGCGTTCACCTTGCGTCCTGCCACGGTGACCTGCAAGAAGTTCTCAAGGAAACTCTTCACCGCTGCGGATGTCATGCCCGATTCATTTCTAGTGGGCAGCGTCACCGTGTAGCCACGGTCATCCGCGAACTTGCGGATGTAGTCCGTCAGACCCGCGTAAATCAGTCCCGTGTGGACATTGAACAGTTTGATGTCTCCGTTCCACATCCGCGAACGGTACGCTGGCATGAACTTGTAGCCTGGAACCTTGAATGTGAAATAGTCAGACAGTTCCTGTGCGATGCCGCGATTGCAGTCCACCCGCACATTAACCGAATCAACCATGCTCACATCTAGGTCAAACATTCAGAGCAGATCCTTGTTCGTGATCCACTTACCGTCAAATCGGAAAGAGGTTTGTATTCCAAAATCTCCCCTCCAACCAACAACAGAAATTCCACAATTTTTTAACATCGACAGCCCTTCCCACACACTCTTTTTCCACTTCTCAGGTGTACGCTCCACCACAGCAGAAAATGTAACCACTCTCTTAATTCCAAACTTTATTATGCAACGGGAACACTCTGCACAAGTAGCCCAATTACAGTACATTGTCATCCCATCAACATTTACTCCATTTTGAATCGCGTCAAATATGAGATTTCTCTCTGCGTGTTCTGTGCAAAAATTCTTGTCTTCTTTGATTATAGGGTATCCTGCTTGCACAAGGCGTTCCGCGACTGCGTTACAGCGTCCAAAGATTATTCCTGTGCCGTCATCCACAACTAGAGAGGCACCCACCTGTGTGTTTGGATCTGTGCTTTTGCGAACGTATTTCATGGTGTCTTGCAGATACATACGGTCAATCCACCATTTATTTGGATCGCTTTTCAGAAGAGAAGAAAAATCACTGTCCATTTGTGAATCGTCTCCACTCAATAGCGTTTCTAATTTTCCAGTGGCGAGTATTCAATTCTTTGACTACTTCTTCCAGAAGAGAAATCTTCTCTTTTTGATACTCTATTTTCTGATTACACTTAATGAGATCCGAATCGGAATCCAGATACAAATCAAGATCGTTTCTCAATATCTTAAGCGCAAAAGGTTCCCAACCACGAACGGCGAGTTCTTCTTGAGACATCTTGCCTGTGTAGTACTCCCACTTTGCACGAAGCATAACGCTGCGGTCGGCTTCTATTTTTCGTAAAGACAGCCTCTCGTCCGTCAAAAAATTCAAATACTTTCCGTGTAACTGAGGGATTTTCAAAGACTCGGTGTCTAGTTCCAACTGATTCAACACCATGTCTTTTTGTATTTCTGTTCGCAAATCGTCTAGTGTCATAGGTTCTCCGTGTCAGCAGTCTACACGAAATCCAACGACGGTCAAACAAAATCACAGCACTTCGATATTGTAATATCTGTACGCAAAAGTGGCAGTGGCTTGAAACGGTTCTGGATCAACAATGGTTGAAGAAAAATCAATTGATGATAGTGTTCGTGGATACAAGCCTTCAAACGTTACATTGATTTTTGGATTTTTGGTGCTGTTCGTGACTAGTAGATTTGCGGTGGATAGATGGGTGTTGAGTGCGCGTACCTCTGAAAAGTTTTCCACATTTGTAACCGAACGCATCCAGTTGAATATCTCAAGCCAGTTTTTCATCTCTTCGTCCACTACGAATGTAATGCTCAACTCATCAAAATCCAATTTTGATGGAGCCTTGAGTGGCACAAACGGAGTAGGCATTTGGACTTCACTCATGGTTACGGTTGGCAAAGACGCACTTTGACAAAAATAACTGGTAGTTGGGAGTCTAGCAATCACAAATCTATAGTACGTTGGTAGTAGCGGATTTATTCGCTCTGGATACCGAGAGGTTATGGTTTCGGGGATGTCTGTGAAATCGTAGGGTATTGCCATACTAGTATGTAGAAACGAAAAGGGGAGGGGTTTCCCCCTCCCCCATCGTGCGGTTTAGTGCAGTCTATTACGATGCAACGCCGTGGAGGTTGTCCACACGGAAGATGCGGTAGTAGACGTTCGAACGAGCCTTCAGAGCACCAATACCTTGTGCGCTGCCTTCCGCGAAGGGGTTCGCAACCATGCCGTAGCGGGTCTTGAACGCCATCTTGGGCTGGAAGGTGTCCTGATCAACTGCACGCATCATCTGTAGCGGGACATAGGGGCAGTAGAACAGACCCGCGTCATACGGGCTGGTTCCCTTATATCCAACGCAGACGAAGTTGGGAGCGGTGTTGCTGGAACTGGTATCAACATACGGATCAATGTAGACCTTGATCTTGCCGTTGAT